ATCGACTTTAACAATCTCTTTATGTTAGTAAGTGGGTATAGGACGATTTAAAATAAGATAACTGCAACATGGAGTATGTTTAGAAATGAACAGGAACCTTTATCCCTGCTCTACGAACTCACTCCCCGACTAGCGAAAAAACGATATCGACAATCAATCTATGAGGCGTGGCACCACCAGTGTGGGTATTGTGGGGAAATGGCTACATCTTTAGATCACATCATTCCAAGATTTCGTTCTGGTTCTAGTAATCGGAATAATCTAGTGCCTGCTTGTCGAAGTTGTAATGCTAATAAAGGAAGCCAAAATATGGAAGAGTGGTATAAGAAACAAGAGTTTTTTGATAATTTAAAATTTGTAAAGTTAGTGGAATGGACTCAGCAAGATCTATCTGAAGTTATTTGCGTTACTGCCTATAATCAATATAGAGACGTTATTAGTGCGTGAGATTTTCTGAGTGGGAGAAAGATGTTGCTCCTAAATTAATGGCTGCTGTAACGGCTGCAGGAGACAATAAGCATGCTTTTGATTATCTAATTCAACAAGGCTATTGCATTCGTATTTTCGACAACTTATATGATCAGGATTACCCTCCCACGAGAGAAGAGTTGTTAGATGTGACTAGACTCTTGTTTTCTGTCATGCCTAGTAATCCTTTTTACCAAGAGCATATAAAGACACTACAGCCCATAGCGACCATGGCTTGGGAGTCATGGGAACAGGCTAATAAGTTATGTGAATTATCTTGCACAGATAGAATATATGCTCACGTTTTTCGGGATCAATTCAATCAAATGAATGAGATCGTAGCTTTACTGACACAGGGGTATGAGAAGATGCTTGAGGTTAAACAAGGATTAGAGCATACCTTTTCGGATTCTTGGATGAAATCTTTAAAAGGAACCAACGTTACCTTAAATTACACTCCTTACATTGATCAGACATGAGAAGATAGTAAAAGGCGGATTCATATAAATGGCTTCACGTATAGTCACGATTGGTGGGTTAAAAGACTTTGATCTTGGGAAATACAATGCAGGAGAGATAGATCTCCCTGGTTGGTTTTATCCTGAGCCTGAAGATTGGGAGTTTTTCCCTCCGGAGATAGCAGAACAGGCAGGAAGAGAGATTGAAGAGTTTGAAGCGGCATTATCAGCTTATAGGGATGCAGTTAATAGAGGAGATACTTACGATGATAATGGTATTCCTTTAACGGGAGACCCTTCCCTAACTGAACCTGAAGAAGAAGAAGAAGAGATAGCTGATAGGACTACGGGAGTAACATTTACTAAAGGCTCACCTGGTATAATTTATGACCCTGATGATCCAAACATTTTTAAAATAGGTAAAGAAAAAACAGATTATAGAACAAACTTAAAAACTAATTATGACACTGATCCAGGTAGAGTTACTAAAACGGAGAGTTACCGACATTGTTGGAATAATTATTGGGGTAATAGAGAGTGTGATACTAGATATAGAACGGTAACTGATAGAGAAAAGATTAAAAGACACGAAAAACTAAATAAGGACAATAAAGAGACAAATGAAAAAAATAAATTATTAAATGCAAAAAATAAAAAAAGAAATAATGCTTATGTAGATGCAGTGAATACAGCTAAAACCACCAGTACAGGAGAGTATGCTGTAAAAAGAAATACACTAAGAGAATTAGATGTAGATGATGAAGTTAAAGGCATCTTAGAAGGTGAGTTCAAAAGTTTTTACAGAGATCAAAAACTTAATAAATGGGACAGTAGATTAGGAACTAAACCGGATTATGGTGATTTCGATTCTTCTTACTATGGAAGTACTTATTCAAACGTAAAAGATGCTTACGATAGATATGAGGCTGACGATGATATAGATGTAACAGAGGGCTATGGAAGAGATAATTACTATTATTGGCATTACACTAATCAAGGAAAAGCAGAAGGTAAAAGAGGAAATAAAGCTGAGATACTAGCACAGGCAAGAGATTACTTAGAAGAAGCTCCAGAGTTTGCTGAAGGAGGTTGGGAGAATCAAACTGATGCTGATTTAGCTTTTATAAGAGACCGGCAGTTAGGTATTGGTGATAATCAAACGGAAAGATTTTTAAATGTACCCGAAATTGCAGGTCTTTGGGAAGAAGCAAAGCAGGCTAAACAAGAAGGAAAGGATAATCACTTTATTAATCTCGGGAAAAATTATTACTTAGATGTAGAAAATGCAGATGAGTTTGTAGCTTTATTCCGTTTATCTGAGAGACCTGAAGATAAAAGTATTAATTTTAAATTTAATCTAGAGAGTGGATCAGATGTAGGTATAACTGATCTAGAAGATCAAATCACATCTACTATAGGTGCTCAGGGGATAACAGATACAAAGAAATTTGGTGCTCTTAATCAGAATATACTGAAAGACTCTATTAATGAGTTAAAGAAAGCTAAGCTGCGAGAACAAGAGTTAGATATGTTGTCTGGTTTTGGTACTTTCGGAGAAATATTTGATATAAATAAAACTTTAACTGATTCTTTATTAAATGACACTGGGATAGGAGGTTACCTGCCCTTCACAGGCGGTAAAGGAGGGTTTGATGAAGAATCCCTAGAGAGACAGCTTAGAGGCGTTACAGGAGTTAGTAACGAGGTTGTATATAATTGGCAAGAATGGTTCGATAAAAGTATCCAAGAAAAATATCAACAAGAACTCGATTTAGGATTTACGGTAGAAGAAGCAGAAGCAAATGTTCGTATTCAAAAGGAGTTTGCCGAGTCTTATATTAACGATTACTTAAAACCTAGATTTGATGAATCTCGTTCCATGAATGAGTTTGTAGAGTATTTAGATGTCAGGCAAGAGGAGCAAAACCCTTTTCAGACACAGAGTTTGCTCAACGCTTTAAATGAAATAGGTAATAGAAGAGCAAAAACATTTTTAGATCAAATCCGTCAAGATGCAATTGATGCAGGAGGAAAGAGAGGTTTTAATTCTACTTTTTATTTCGATCCTACTGTTAGTGAAGGAAGTGAAGAGAATGAAAAGTATGTGAGACAGAGAGATACCATTGCTTCTGATTGGGATAAAGCAAGAGATAACCCAGATGCTTCCATAGAAGGATTAGGTTATGACACTACTTGGAAAGCACAGGCATATAGGTATGGTGTAGATATTAATAATCAGGATCAATTCGCTCGTTTACATTATCAGGTAAAAGGTAAAAATCCTGAATATCAATTTGATGGAGCTGAAGATATTGTTAATGTAGATAAAGTAAAGAATCTCTTATATGACAACATATTACCTGCTTTAGAGAAAGAAGTTAAAAATACGAAAACAATATTTGGTAATTTTATTAGACCAGAAGAATTCGCCGAGGATATGTTAAAGGGATTAGACCCTAATGAACCAGATACTTGGAATAAAGCTTTAGAAGAATTAGGATTAGAAGATTTTGATGGCACTATAGATGATTTAAAAGAATATATAACCAGTACCTTAAGGACAGGATCTGCCGAAGATATAAGAGCTCAGATTAAATTTTTAAATGAAAAACGGAAGAAACCAGATCAATATTTACTAGGTGTTGAATATATTGCAAGAGAAGAAGATTACAGACCTGCTGAGAGATTGAAAGGGGATACTCAATTATATAAAATATTCCAAGATGCAGGATATGAAGGAACAGAAGATGACTTTTATGAAAATGTATTTCCTGATTTAGATCCCGGATCACAGGCAGTATTGTCACAAGTTGGGTCTAAGGATGGGAAAATAACATTAGAGGGATTCGGAAAAGAGTACAAAGGTGATCCTTTTGCTGCATTCGCAGGTATCTCCAGACTTACTGGAGATGATTCTAACGTCTTCAATCAAAAGAAAGAAGAAGAAAAGAGTGTAGCGGATTCATTCAGAGTCTTTACAGACACTGATGATGACGATGATGAAGATGAGGGTATATTTGATTCATATAGGAAGAGTAAATCAGGGCAAGAAATATTAAGTGAATACACAAAAGGTTTCCGTAGTTTCTTTTAATTTAGATCATGGCTGATAAAAGAAGAAAAGCAGCAAGTGCAGCAAAAATAGCTAAGGATAAATTAGCATGCAATAAAGCAAAGAAAACTCCTAAACATCCTACTAAGTCCCATGTAGTAAAAGCGTGTAAAGATGGTAAAGAAAAGATAATAAGATTTGGTCAACAAGGTGTAAAAGGAGCGGGTAAAAATCCTAAAACAGCAAAAGAAAAAGCCCGTAAGAAGTCTTACTATGCCAGACATAATGCACAAGACTCAAAACCAGATATTTTTTCAGCTAGATATTGGTCTCATAAGGTGAAATGGTAAATAAAATTGTGTATGATTAGTAATAATAAGGTATTACTATTATGTCCGGTTTTCCTAAAGCCATTGATTTAATTTGCAGGTACGAAGGTTATAACGAACAGGCATATTGTGACCCCATAAGTAATAGAGAACCATACACATTTGGATACGGAACACAGTTTTATCCAGATGGATCTCCTGTTAAAAAAGGACATCGCTGTACTAAGAAAAGAGCTTTGGAATTTTTAATGAATGAGATCTACGTAATTGATACTGAACTGGATAAATTACACCTAGATATTGATAATTCAATGAGAGAATCTTTAGTCTCATTTATACACTCAATAGGATGGGAACCTTTCTTATATAGCAGCGTTGTTGATCATATTGATGCTCAAAAATACCATGCAGCTGCAGATGAGATGAATAGATGGATATTTAACCAAAATCACAGAGCAATAGGACTTTTGTTACATAGAAGACAAGAAGAGACTAATTTATTTTTATCAGAGGTAGATTCTAATGTAGCTTCTCTTCCTAATATTCTGTTAACCGCCATGAAGGAGTATACTGGACATCCAAATCAGATACAGGCGTTAGTTAATTTGGAGCAGAGAATAAACCCTTACATACTGACTGAATTTATGAACACCTTTGCAACGGAACCTACTAAACCTTCAATTCCTGTACAAAAGAGCACAGATTACGAACTTAGCTATGGTGATTTTGATAGATAGTCGTAGAATAGGTTTAGAAAATAGTAACAACTAATGGAAAATTCAGTTGAACCAAAAGCATTTCAGCTGCCGTTAGAGCTACAGTTTTCCATGCGGAAAGCTGAGATGAAAGCCAGTGAGATGAATTGGGATCAGCTTTACCTTGCCTTGTTAAGCTTGTATCACCAGCGTTTGATGGAATGGCATGCTCTTAAATCTCTTATGGCAGAAGAGAATGTTGATATTGATTTTGATGTACCTACAGATATTGAGCTACTAGATCTTGTGTCTAAGTCTCAGGAACTTATTGAAGAAGAACTGGATGATGAAGAGGGAGAAGAACCTCTAAGTATCTAGTTCTATAAGCTTAGATAAATACCACTTAGCTTTTCTTAAGGATTCTTTTCCTCCTTTATGACGTTCACGCCACATATATTTAGCTACATTACCTTTTAGATAACCACGGAATTCTTCTGGAGTCAGCTGGGCTTCTATCGCATCTATACATTCTACAGAACTTGCTGCATAGTGAATTGGTTTCTCTACTGGATCGAAGAAGTGTAGAGTACCATCTGCTGGTGTGACAGTAGGCATCGGACAAAAGTCGTCAGTACATTCTTCCATTATCTGATCTACTTCCCTGTTTTCGAATTCGGAGAGTCTAAAGCCATTAAGAGGGTTCTTGGTCTGACTGAAACCGCTGGATAATTCTTCATCGCCTCTTCCATAGATGGTATGTATCCTGTCATTCCTGGGCGTTGTCCCTCCATCCCTAAATTCTTTCTCTCCATTCCCTCTTCGCATGCTGCTAATCCTCGGTTATACATATCATACAGAGGAACATCATTTTTTTCATTATCTATTTCAGCTCCAAAATCTTCTATAGATAGACCTCTGCATTTGACTTCGTCTTTAACGAAATCACTTAGAAAATTAGTTGCACCAAGCATGGCTATATAAGGTATGATTTCTTTCTCTTACAATGGTATCATGGCACGATTCTACGATTCCACTTACGACCCCAGACAAGACTCAGGTACATCTGGAGCAGAACTATCAGACTTAAATCCTGAACAAGGATATGATGTGGACCTGCGTCGTTTCGATATGGATCAGCGAGGAGATGTAGAAGATATAAATAACCAGCAGAACAGAGTAAGACGGTTCTTCAAATCTGCAAAAGCTGCAGGAGCATTTAGACAACAATCTGGATTTGATGAGCCTTCTTTAGGAGGACGTATACCGGTAGGTAAGGCAGCTATAGGAGGCACAGAACTACCAAGTCTTAGAGGACGTAACTTTGGGGGACCTGGAGCAGGGTCTACTGAATATGCCAGTAAACCAAAACCACAGTTTGGAAAAGCTTTTTATTTATAACTAAACACCTACGGGCTTATTTATACTTTTTCTCTTTCTTTCTGGGTAATCAATATCACAAGGATTACCTCTATAAAATAACAACTGGGTGATGCCTTCATTGGCATAAATTCTATTAAATAAGGAGGTACAATTACTAATCTGTAATGTTAAATAACCCTCCCATCCACTTTCAGCTGGAGTGATATTACAAAATATTCCTGATCTTGCATAGCTTGATTTTCCTACAGCCATTACGGTTATATCTTTAGGTAATTTTAATCTTTCTTCTGCTCTACATAGACAATATCCATAAGGTGGTAACAAGAAGTATTTACCTCTTTCATCTTCATTTAGTTCTGTATTTTTAAGTATTTCAGTATCAAAATCTTTAGGATCACACATGCCTGTTTGTGTACCTCCAAACAGTAAACATTTTTCTTCAGACAATCTTATATCGTAGCCATAAGAGTTTAATCCATAACTTAAAGTCTTCTTACCATTAATTTCCTTAACTTCAGTTGGCACAAAGGGTTCTATCATGTTTTCTTTATCAACAAGATGCTTAATTTCCCAATCAGATAAGATACTCATGGTCGTTTTTTATATCGTTCGAGTATATCTAATCTAACAAAGGAGTCTACCTTTTTCACCATAAATATCTATGA